GCTTGCTGATTATTTAGAATTTCAAAGAGTGTTAGCTGATGCAGATTTAGAACAAATAAATCTTAAAACAGAAGAACGTTTTAATTTAGATCAAACTCTTTTAGATAATACAAAGGCGGGTATTGAGCAGTTGGATAATGATGATAAGAAAAGAACTGAAAATGAAAAGGCTCAAAGCGAGGCACGAAAAGAAATATTAAAATTAGAATTACAAGCGAGAGAAAATCAAGTTAACGGAATAGCAACAGCATTAAGTGATTTAGCGTCATTAGCTGGAGAAAGCACAGGTGTTGGAAAAGGTTTGGCTGTAGCATCAACATTAATATCTACTTATTCGTCAGCACAAAAAGCATATGAAAGCGCATTTTTACCAATACCAACACCAGCATCCCCAGCTTTGGGCGCAGCTTTTGCCGGTGTTGCAGTTGCGAGTGGTTTGGCAAATGTCAAAAAAATATTATCCGTAAAAGCACCCAATTTAAAAGGTGGTAGTAGCGGTGGTTCAGCAAGCGCACCAAGTGTTGCAAGTACACCGCCATCATTTAACGTTGTTGGTAATGCTGGGACTAATCAAATAGCCTCAACATTGGGCGCACGACAAGCAGAACCAGTGAGAGCTTATGTTGTTTCAAATAACATAACAACAGCTCAAAACCTTGACAGAAACATAATTCAAGGTGCAACATTAGGATAAAAAATGTAAAACTATTTTAATCATTCGTTTATAGAATATGGAGACATACATTGTAGAGTTTAATCCCGAAGAGCAAAAAGGAGTTTTTGCTGTTTCTTTAGTAAATCAACCAGCTATAGAAGAGGTTGGGGTTTATTTATCTAAAGAAGAAGAGGTTTTGCAATTAAAGGAAATTGAAAAAGGCTTATTGATGTCGCCCGTTTTGATTCCTGATAAAAAAATATTAAGATTATCGGAAGATGGTACGCCTTTTAATATTGTATTTCCTAAAGAAACAATAGAATTAGCACAACGACATTTTCATATAAATGGGTATCAAAGTCAATCGACAGAAGAACATGATTATAATTTAAAATTAAGCGATGTTACAATTGTTGAAAGCTGGATAAAAGAATTTGAACAAGATAAAAGTAATGCTTATGGTTATGATTTACCAATAGGGACTTGGTTTGCAATAATGAAGATTGATAATGAAGAAATAAAAACAAAAATTAAAAGCGGAGAAATTAAAGGTTTCTCTATCGATGGAGCGTTTAAATTAAATAATTATAAAATGACAAAAGAGAACAAATTTATGAACGCATTGAAAGAATTATTTTCAATCGAAAAAGTAGAGCTTTCAGAAGTTGAGACTACACCTACAGCAGAAATTGTTAAGTTGGCAGTTGATGCTCCTGATGGCAAGTACGTTGGAGAGGATGGTACTACACTTGTTTTAGTAGGTGGAGAAATTACAGAGGTTATGCAACCCGAAGCACCAGCAGAACAAAGTAAAGAAGCAGAGCCTATGCAAATGGCAGGTATTAAAGAAATGATTATAGGGATGAAAAATGATATCCTTAAATCAGTCGGAAAGGTAATTGAAGATAATAATGTTACTTTAAAATCAGAGTTTTTAAAAGCTACTGAAATAGCTTTAACCGCTGAAACAAAACCAAACCCAGAAGCAAAGGTTATTAAAGAACCTAAAAACTTCAAAGAAAGAATGTTTAACGAATTACAAAACGCAAAATAAGAAATGGCAACAACAACAACAATTACATCGTCTTACGCTGGTAAGACAGCAGGAGGAATGTTTTTAAAAACATTCAAAGAAGCAGACGCTTTGAAAAATGGCGTTTGTCAAGTTTTACCAAATGTAAACTTTAAAATAGTTTTACGTAAATTACAAACTACTAACGGACGTAGAGATTATACTTGCGGACACGTTCCAGCAGGTTCTATAACATTAAACGAAGTAGTATTAGAACCTAAAAAATTCAAAGATGACTTTGATTTATGTAAAGAGGATTTCAGAGCTACTTGGACAGAAGAGAGCATGGGTGCATCGGCTTCAAACACCAATATGGACAAAGAGATTTTGGATGCAGTTATCGTTGATAAATTAGCACAAATTGCTCAAGATTGTGGTTCAATTATTTGGAATGGATCTGCTGGTAACGCTGGAGAGTTCGATGGTTTTTTAACCTTGTTTGAAGCCGATGCTACGGTTATTGATGTCGATTTAGACGCTGTTACAGAAGCAAACGTTGAGGCTCAAATCAAATTAGCTTTAAATGCAGTTCCTGTAGCCTTGAGAGGCAATAGCAACTTAAAAGTTTCTGTTTCTGCTGACATTGCACAAGCGTATAACTTCTATTTAGCGTCGAAAGGAATTACAAACGGACTTGGCGGTAACGCAAATACTTCTTTAGTGTTTGGAAACTATACTTTGGTAACTGATAACGGATTGCCAAGTTCAACAATTGTTATCGCAGACCCTAAAAATTTGGCGTTTGCTACAGGAGCATTAGCAGACCACAACCAAATCGACGTAGTAGACGAGGATTCAATCGGTTTACTTACAGGTAAAGTGAGAGGCACAATGGTTTACAATGCTGGTGTAGGTTATGCTTACGGAGCAGAGATTGTTTACGCAAGAGTAATAGCATAATTTTAACATAAAGCACCTTATTAAATTAAGGTGCTTTAAAATACATATATTAATATGAGTTGTGATTTATCAAAAGGTAGAAAATTACCTTGTAAAGACCAAAAAGGCGGTGTAAAAAATATCTACATAGCTAATTATGATTCCTATGGCGTTGTAGTAGCAGGTAATATTGTAACCGGTTTAGGAACATTAACAGAAGTGTTTAAGTGGGAATTGAAAGGTAGCGCAAATACATTTGTAGAAACACCGACAAGTTCAAGAGATAACGGGACTACTTTTTTTAGTCAGGCTTTAGCTTGTACATTTCCTAAATTAGATGCTGAAACTCAAACAGAGTTAACGTTAATGATGTACGGAAGACCTTTAGTATTCGTTGAAGACTATAATGGTAACGTAAAATTAGCAGGTATTGATAACGGAATGGATGCTACAGGTGGTTCTATTACAATGGGTGGCGCAAGTGGAGACTTAACAGGATTCACACTTGAGGCTACAGGAGAGGAAAGACTTCCAGCACCATTTTTAAATTCATCAATGAAAACTGCTTTATTCGCTTTAGTTTCGAGTAGCTATATTACAGAAGTTTAATTTTCATAGTTTGGTTTAGTTAGAAAAGCATATCCTAGGGTATGCTTTTTTTGTAAAACATTTTAAAATCTTCGTTTATTAAGTATGAAAGTATTTAGACCAATAGAGACAAATCATATTTTAAAAGTAATACCAAGATTTACTGATATTGAAAGGGTTGAAATAACAATAAGACATGAGCTGAAAGACGCTACAGACATTGTTATTTCTTATGATTTTAATTTTGTAAATGGATATTTATACACTAACTTTGAATATAAGTTTAAAGAGGGCGCATCATATCAAATTACTTGTAATTATTTAACTAATTTGATTTGGAGAGGTAAAGCATACGCAACAGATAAGGTAGAATTAGAAAATTATAAATTACATGAATAAATCAAACATAGAAATAATTCAATTAAGTAGCTATGTAAGACCAGAAATATCATTGAAATATGGTAAAGATTGGGTTTTAAATGGAGATAACAACGAGTATTATCAATATATCATAGATAGGTATAATGGGAGCCCTACTAACTCATCAATATTAGATAGTTATAGCCGTTTTATTTATGGTTTAGGATTAAACGTAAATGCACCGATATTTAATAAAAAAGAAATTAGAAAGATTGTAAAAGATTTTGCAATGTTTTCAGAGGCTTCATTTGAATTAATTTACAAATCTAACAAACCTGTAAAAATATCGCATATCCCTAAAGAAAAAATTGCCCCAAATAAAGCGGATAAAGATGGTAATATTTCTACTTATTGGTATTGCTATAATTGGGAAAAACAAAATGAATATCCACCAAAACCATACCCAGCTTTTGGGTATGGAAAAGGTGGGAATAGAAGTGAGATAGTTTGTATAAAAGATTACCAAGTAGGTCAATTTTATTTCTCAAACCCAGCTTATTTAAGCGCAATGCCTTACGCTGAATTAGAAGAGGAAATCGCAAACTTTTTTATAAATCACGTTAAAAACAAGTTTATGGTTTCAACAATCATAAACTTAAATAATGGGATTCCAGAAAGTGAAGAAGAGCGTAAAAAAATAACTCGTCAATATAAAGGCGGAACAACAGGAACTGATAATGGAGGAGTTGTAGTAATTTCATTTAATGATAATAAGGAAACAGCAACTACAATAGAACAAGTACAAGTTACTGATGCGTACCAACAATATAATTTTTTAGCAGAAGAGGCGCAAAACAAAATATGTGTAGGTCATCGTGTTGTTTCTAAAACTATTATTGGATTAGATAAATCAGTGGGGTTATCTTCTAACGCTCAAGAGATTGAAACGGCATTCACAGAAACAATGCTTAACGTAATACAACCACAACAGGAAATTATATTAGATGTTTTACAGGAAATTGCTACGCTTGTTGGGATTGACCAAGAGCTATTATTTATTCCTTTGAGAAATAAAACACAGGTATCCCCAATAGCAATGTCAAGCGTAGACATTAAACCTATTGCAGAACCATTAATAGAATTGGGAGAAGATATTAATGAGGATGAATGGGAATTAATAGACGAACAGCATTTGCACGGGGAACCAACGCTTACAGAAACAACTTTAAAATTAGCAAGCGTTCCAAGTTCATTTCCAAATGTAACGAGTGAACAAGACACGTCTTTGTTTAAAATACGTTATCAATATGCTGGAGATGGTAGTGGAGAGCGTGATTTTTGCGCTAAAATGATTTCAGCTAATAAAGTTTATCGAAAAGAGGATATTGAATTAGCAGGCACAAAAGTAGTCAATGCTGGTTTAGGATTAAATGGTGCTGATACTTATGATATTTGGCTTTATAAAGGCGGTGTTAATTGCAAACATTTTTGGATGCGAAAAATCTATTTAAGAAAAGGCAATAACTCTATTTCGGTTAATGAGGCTAAAAAAATGATTTTAGATTTAGAGCCTAAAGATAGAAAAGATGCTAAATGGGAAGAAAATAATCCGCTTGTAGCACAGCCAGCGCAGGAAAGTAATAACTTTTTTAAAGCAAAATAACAATGGAAATACTTTTAGACGATAACGACCTTACAAAATATACTCCTTTAGGCGGTAATATCGATACAGATATATTAAGACAATGTATTTTGGACGCACAAAGCACAAGATTAGAAGAGTTGTTGGGCGAAACTTTATACGCAAAGATAGAAACTGATTTTAAAAATTCAGATTTACAAGATTTATACTTAACTTTGTATAGTGATTATATAAAACCATTCTTAATAAGACAAAGCGCAACAGAA